AAAGAGGTATCGTGGCCAAGGCAAATAGAATTGTAGATGGCAAAAGAAATGCTAATATACCCGTAGATATGAGTGATCATTTCTACGACCATGGCAATGAATATTGTAGATATCTTATTACAGATCCACGCTGTGATGCGTCTCGTAGAAAAAAGTCACAAAAAGAAGTATAAATATAATCTAGGTTATATTTTTAGCTAATGGCTATTGTCTCGAAGTCGTTTCGTGACTTCTCATTGACATTTGAAAAGAACGCAGTGACAAATGACATTTTGACACTGCAGAATGAAGCAGCCATAAAAGCTTCAGTTAAAAATATTATATTGTATAACTTCTACGAGAAACCTTTTGATCCAGCATTCGGTGGAAATATTATTGGAATGTTATTCGAGAACTATATTCCCGAACTAGCAACAGAACTCAAGAGTAGAGTGAAGGATGTAATTGATGTTTATGAGCCTAGAGTAGGTGTATACGAAGTAAAAACTAAATTTACTGAAGATAGAAATCAATTAGACGTGAGTATAGCATACGTGATATTAGGTATACCTCCTAAATTTGATAATATCGACATAGCATTTAAACCATAATGGCTTTTAATCAGGTAAATGCACTTGAATTTAACGAAATCAAGGCACAAATAAAGGATTATTTAAGATCTCAGTCACAATTTACGGATTATGACTTTGAAGGATCGTCTTTGACGGTACTTTTGGACGTTTTAGCTTATAATACATACTATTCTGCAGTAAATGCCAACCTAACAGTCAATGAAGGGTTCCTAGAGACGGCAGTTTTACGAGAAAACGTAGTAAAACTTGCAAGAATGATTGGTTACACACCAAAATCAGCTCGTTCTGCACAAACTACAGTAGATATTTCAGTTCAAACCATATTTCCATACCCTGCAACTGTTACTTTAGCAAGAGGGCTAGTATTAAACTTCACAGGATTAGATAATAACAACTTTGTATTCTCACTTCCTATTGATACTACTGTATCTGTAGATAGTACAAGTGGTATTGCAACATTTACTGGATTGACTTTGTTTGAAGGTCTCTACATGACAGATACTTTTGTAAGAGATGTTAACCAAAGACAGCGTTTTATATTAACAAACAATAATGCAGATACTTCTTCAATGCGTGTTGAGGTCACTTCTGGAACTGTTACAGAACGTTATCTACAAGCAACAGATATTACAAAGATAGATTCTACATCAAAAGTATTTTTCCTAGAAGAATCTGAGTATGAAATTCCAGAAATTCTATTTGGAGATGGAATTGTAGGTAAAGATTTGGCAAATGGAGACGTTGTTTCAGTTCAATATACAACTTCTTCTGGAATTGGAGCAAATGGCCTAAAAGTTTTTGAAAATATTGGTAATTTTAGAGACAATGCAGGTAATTCTATCACTTCTGGTATTACAGTTACCATAACATCGTTCCCAGATGGAGGTGCAGCCGCAGAAAGTACGGAATCTATCAAATTTGGAGCTCCAAAATTCTATTCTGCGTTCGGAAGAGCAGTTTCTACACGGGATTACGAAGCAATCGTACCCCAAATCTACCCAAACGTCGCATCTATTGCATGTTACGGTGGAGAAGAAGCGGATCCACCCGAATATGGCAAAGTTTTCTTGGCAATCAAACCAAAAAATGCGGATAAATTATCTCTTTCTGAAAAAAATGTGATTTTGAAGAAACTTAGAGAGTATTCTGTAGCTGCAGTTCAACCTTCTATCATTGATCCGTCAATTCTTTACATAGATTTGACGAGTTTTGTGTATTTTAACCCTAATGTTACTCGTAATCAACCGCCTGAAGTTAAAAATGCAGTTCTTGCAGCACTAACAGCGTTAAATGCTAGCTCAGAATTCAATAAATTTGGTGGAAAGTTCAAATTTTCAAAGCTTCAGAGTATAATTGATGGTTCAGAGAACTCAATTACTTCAAATATCACTCGTCTCAAGATGAGAAAGAACGTTACCGTGTCACTTGGTGCACGTGTGAACTATAAGATATGCTATGGTAACCGCATAAAGCAAGGAACGGCCACAAACTCTTGTGTTTATACAAGCGGATTTAAGATTGTTGGAGATGATTTTAACACTTACTATCTCAATGATGATGGTAATGGACTGTTGAGAAAGTATTATGTGAAGGGTGATGGAAGTTTTGAGTACATAGATGGTCTATGGGGAACTGTAGATTATACAATGGGTGAAATTGTGGTGAATGATTTAACTATTCAAGAAACTTCTATTGCAAATAATCAGTTACAGATCTCTGCAACTCCAGAATCAAACGATTTGATTTCTTTGCGAGAAACCTATTTGACGATAGGTATAGATAATACGGTGATTAGTGTATTAGAAGACACTATCAGTAGTGGTTCAAACTTATCTGGTACAGGAGTCGTACCAGAGTCCAGTTATAAGTAAATAACAGATGACAAATTCTTCATGGAAGGTTAGCTCGTGGACTACCCCCACCACAACGGTTACTGTACCTCCAGTACCGTCTGAGGTTAGTCCTGAATCTAGGTCGAAAATTTCGACCAATGTTTCTGGGCAGTTTGCAAGTTTTATCCAAGATAACTTTCCAACGTTTATAGATTTTGTAAAGGAGTATTATAAGTCACAAGAATTAAAGGGATATTGTTTTGATATTATTCAAAACTGGGGAGATTATTATAATATTGATAATTATGGTGGCCTTGTAGAGGAAACTAATCTAATTGGTGCTATTGATGCAACAACTACATCAGTTTCTGTAGCAAGTACACGTGATTTTCCGAATGAAGGTATAATTTGCATTGGAAATGAGATAATTTATTACCAAAGTAAGAAATCTACTCTATTTGAGAACTGCACAAGAGGATTTAACGCTGTAAAGACCATTGGACAGGTCGGAAAGTACAATTTTGAGGAAACTGTAGCTGCAAGTCATGAAATTGGCGACAAAGTTGTCAATTTGAACAACATTTTCCCACTTTATGTACTTGGGAAGTTCAAAGAACAGTTTTTATCGACTTATCCGAAGAATTTTGCAACTGGAGTTACTGAATCTACTGTAATTAAGAGAATTAAGGACTTTTATGCTTCAAAAGGGTCAACAAGGTCATTTCAGTTCGTCTTAAGGACACTTTTTGGCGTAGAATCGGAAGTTAGCTATCCAAGAGACAGAATATTCAAACCATCCGATGCATATTACACTTCTAGAGAGGTAATTCGTGCTGTAGCAGTCTCTGGTAACCCTTCTGAGCTAGTTGGGCAAGTATTGTACCAAGAAGCCGACCCAAATGATCCAAATGTTGATGCTGCACGTATATACGTCAAAGGTGTTGTAGAAGTCTTTACTGAGAACACTGTAATTTACGAAATTGACGTAGATACAAATAATGCACTAGGATCTTTTGTTACTCCATACAAAACTGTGCTTTCTTCAGATATTGGAAATCTTATTACTGATAATATTGTAACTGTTGACTCTACTTTGGGTTGGCCTGAAGAAAATGGCAGATTTAGAATAGAAGATGAAATTATAACCTATGCTAACAAGACTGTTAACCAATTTTTAGGTTGTACTCGTGGTAGAGAGAATACTTCCGTCCTAGCACATGATGCAGGTCAAGAAGTCTTTGCAGCATTCAAGATTTATGGTACAAGCAACGTAGATGGGTCTGAAATCCAGTTAAAAGTGTATGGTGGAACTAAAGGCATCATATTGAGAGATGGTGGTAAGTATTACACTCCTGATAGTAAGGTAAGCACCCCTAGTGCACCTGGTTTCGATAGTATTGACCCAATATGGGATAGTTTCATATACAACGTCAGAAAGGCACTCAGAGGTAGCACAGCGGTGTTATCAAGCGTTGAATCTGATGGTAGTGTTGTTTGTACAGTTACTACTAAAGAACAACATAGATTAAATCGTAATGACAGAATAAGAATTCTAAATGCGGACGAAGACATCTACAATAACGAACATGATGTCATAGGTATCGTAGATAACTTCCAATTCCAGTTTAAGTTTAGTAGTTCTCCTAAATTTGGTATTCCTGCACCAGGTCAACCCGAAAAGGAGTTTTTCATTGCTAGAGAGTTTGCATTTGGTAGAAGTGACTATGCATCAATCAATACTGTCATCAAAGACTTTACTACAGACGTTCAGAACACATATAAGTCAGATACCCACGCTATTGTAGCATCTGTTGGTATTCCTTCTCATAAGATAGGACCTTTTAATAATCCTGGCCTAGATCCTGGCAATCAAAGGTATTTGAAGCGTATTCCTCTTACACCAACTGTAAAAAGTACAAAAACTCCTACTCCTATTGGTCAAATAGGTATTGCTGCAAATGGAGTTCCATTTTATTCATATAAGGGAGAAACTACCAAAAAATTTGGTGGTATTAAGACAATAACCAAAATTGACGGTGGTATTGGTTATGATGTGCTCAATGCTCCAATAGTTGAGTTTGAACCCACTTATCAAAAAGGTGAAACCTACTCAATCTTCACTAGAGTCAAAGTTGACATTGGTGGTGGCGATTTCCGTAGATATAGAGCAACAGATACTGGTAGAGCTTCTCTTACGACAGAACCAACACATGTAAGCGGTATTGTGCAGCATGGAACTATTAACTGGGAATATGAAGGAGAAGCAGCAGCTGCAACAGTAACAGTTTCTGGATCAGTAACTAATATTAACGTTGATAATGGTGGTAGTGGATATGTAACAGAACCTATCGTTTCAATTGTAGGTGGTGGAGCTACTAGTAGCACACAGGCAACTGCAGTCGCTATTATCACTAATGGTGCTGTAACAGGTATTTCTGTGACTGCTGGTGGATCTGGATACACTAGCATCCCTACTGTTGCAATTACTGGTGGAGGTGGATTTGGTGCTACTGCCACTGCTGTTTGTAGAGGACCTATTGATACTATTAGTATTACCGATGCAGGATCTGAATATACTTACGAACCAACTATCAATCTAATTTCTGGTAATGGTGCTGTTGCATATCCATCCATATTGAACGGAAAGATTGAAAGTATCATTGTT